AATATTATGGCAGCACCAAAAGTAAAATCTAAAAAAGACGCTTGTTACCATAAGGTAAAAGCTCGCTACAAAGTTTGGCCATCAGCATATGCTTCAGGGGCTTTGGCTAAATGTAGAAAAGTTGGTGCAGCTAACTGGGGTAACAGTAAAAAGAAGAAGTGATATGGCAGTAAGAAAAACAGAAGCTGGTGCTAACTTACAAAGATGGTTTAAGGAAAAGTGGGTAGATGTAAGAACAGGCAAGCCGTGCGGAAGACAAAAGGGAGAGAGTCGTGCTTACCCTTATTGCCGCCCGTCTAAGCGAGTATCATCCAAAACCCCCAAAACGTCCAAAGAACTCACGGCTTCTGAAAAACGCAGTCGCTTGGCTCAAAAGAAAAGTTCGAAGAAAGTTGAAAGAGTTACAAGAAAAACGTAATATGAAAAAAGAAAGGCGGTAAAAATGACAAGATGGTTAAGAAACATTCAAGATGGTGAGATTTACGGGTGGAATGAAATTCTAGCTGAGAATCCACTAACTGAAGAAGTTACTGAAGAAGAGGCGTTTCCTGAAAAGCATATGCCTAAAAAACAACGTGGTCGTCCGGCAAAGGTAGATTTAAAAACAGAAGATATCCCTGACCCAAAAGGTGAGACTCCACCTGAGTTAGCTGAAGAAGCTAGTAAAGGTTTAGAGCGAGCTAGAAACGATAAAGGACATTACATTTCTGACGATCCAAATACACCAGAAAACGAAGCATGGGTTGAAAAGAAGTGATATTAAACGATGTAATAACAGAGGCAAGACGAATACTGCAGGATACTTTATCGCCGCAAAGATATAGTGATACTGTGTTGTTAGGTTTTGCAAACCAAGCGTTAAAACGTATTGCTGTTTTGCGACCTGATCTTTTTGCTATTATTGCAGATATACCCACCACACAAAACGAAGTGGTGCAATCAATGCCTACTGATTCTATTCGTTTACTAGAAATTTATTCTGTAAAAAATGGTAATGGTGTTATTGAAACTAACAGAGAAATATTAGATCAATCATTACCAACTTGGATGAATACTGCAGCAGGCCCTGCTATTAACTTTATGCGTCATGTTAGAAACGCAAATAAATTTTTTATATATCCAAAAGCTCCAGCTAATCAGACATTAGTGGGTGAGTATGCACAGACTCCACCAGTTTATGATGGTACAACTACAGTTGCTTTACTACCGGATGCTTACTTTCCTGTTGTTATAGATGCTACTGTATTTATAGCTGAGTCTGTAGATAACGAACATGTTAATTCAAATAGAGCACAATTATTCCAAACCTCGTTTACCCAAGCTCTAGGGGTGGCTGCACAAAGCAGAGCTATCACTGATACAGAGCGAGGCGGACTAGATGAGGAGGATGTTGCTTAATGCCTATATATACAAATAGATCATTCTCAGATGTTGTTAATAGACTCTCTCCTAGTGTGCCCGGATGTCCAACGCCTGTTATAGAACAATACGTTCGTGATGCTGCTATAGAAGCATGTGAGCGTACATTAGCTTGGCGATACGAACAGCCTGCTATTAGGTTGGTTACTGGGGCTTATGACTATGAGTTTGATACTCCTGATGATGCTGAGGTTCATGCGTTTATAACTGCTACTGTTAATGATAAACGTCTTGCTCCTGTTACTTTAGAACAGTTGTATGATTTATATCCAAAATGGCCACATCAAGGAGCTGATGAATATGCTGAACCACGATATGTTACCCAATTAGACCCAGATCATTTTTCTGTAGCACCGCTACCTGATGCTTCTCAGAATTATGATGTGCGTATGATTGTGTGTCTTAAACCGTTAAGAACAGCAACAAAAATGGATAAAACATTTTTAGACGAATTAGAAAATGTAATAATGCACGGGGCGTTGCAACATTTGCTAGTATTGCCTGATAGGTCGTTTAGTGATAGAGAACTGGCTTCTTACCATGCAAAACAATTTGCGTATAAATTATCTGAGCGTAGAGCTAGAACTAATTTAGGCGTAGGAAAAGCATCCATGCGGGTGCAAGCACAAAAGTTCGCGTGAGGTAAATTATGGCTGAAACAATAAAAGTAGTACAAGGAGATGAATTACCACAAATCGTTCTAACACTTACAGACGATACGGCTAACTCAGTTTTAGATTTATCATTAAGTACAACCTCTGTTTCTATAAAATTTAGAAAAAGAGGTACAACAACTACGCTTTCTACAATTAGCACCACAAAATCTACAGATGGCACAGACGGTAAAGTTACGTTTAATTTTGCAGGTGGTGTACTTGATGTTGAACCCGGCGAGTATGAAGGTGAGATTGTAATTAATTATAATGGGACTCTTCAAACTGTTTATGATTTGTTAAAGTTTAGAGTGCGAGCCAGCACTGTTACTTCTTCTACAACTACTTATACTGTAACAGTTACTAGCGGCACTTTATATGGAGGTGGTTCAGGAAATGTATTTGTTTTAAATGGTTCTAACAACCCAGTGTTGACTTTTACTAGGGGTGTTACCTATGTGTTTGATCAAAGTGATTCGAGTAATGTTGGGCATCAGCTTGCGTTTAAAACTTCTGGCGGTGGTTCTTATACAACTGGCGTTACTACAGTTGGTACTCCGGGTCAAGCTGGGGCTAAAACAACGTTTGTTGTGCCTATAACTGGGGCTTTACCTACTCAATACTATTGTACTTCTCACGGCAATGGTATGGGTAATGTAATTTCTTAATGGCTAATACTAGCATATCTATATCTTCTATTGTAATAACTTCGGTAATAAGTGTATCTGTTGCCGTTTCTTCTGTGTCAGCTACTGCTACGTTTCCAGATGCTTCTATAGGTGTATCTGTTAGTGGACAAACTATCAATGCTAGTTATTTTATAGTACCAACTAAAGTCCTTGCCGAACAACAAGTTTCGGCATCTGATGCTAGAGACGGAATAACAGTATTAACAAACCTAAATAAAGATATTGATGCTGTAACTAACGATGAAGCTTTACCTTCTGAAGCTATTGATAAGTTTGATATTGAGTTAGCTAAAGCAGACTCAGTTACTATGGTTGAGTCTCGTGTAAAAGTATTTACAGATTTTATAGATTTTGACCCTACAGATGATGATGTAGACGCAACACCAGTTACTATAAATGAGTCAGCAGCTTTTGATTTATCAAAATCATTTACTGGTGCAGATGATGTAACACCTTCCGAGTCTATATCTAAAGAACCTAATAAATCACCATCTGATTCTGTTACAGCTTCTGAAACTATCAATCAGCTGCGTCCGCATAAGAACGTCACAGACACAGCAACAACTTCTGAGGCGATTGATCGCTTTGATGTGACAACAGAGCTGACCGATACAGTGTCAGTTACAGAAGAAACAGCTAAATCTTTTACAGTTGCTGATCCAAATGATTCAGTTACAGCTGTGCAATCAAACATAAAAGCATTTACTTCAAATATAGATTTTGATTTGTCAGATGCTGATGTAGACCCTGATCCAGTTACAGCTACTGAGCAAATAAATATTTTTGCTTTAGATAAAGGTTTGACCGATACTGCTAGTGTTACAGAGGCTACAGCTAAAACTGTTGTTAATGATAGTCTTGCTGATACTGCGTCACCAGCAGAGGCAGCAGTTTTTAATACAACAAAACCTGCTATAGCAGACACTTTTACTGCAGTAGAAGGTATAAAGAATGAACCAAACAAAAATATATCTACCCATGTTGGAGGTTTTCAAACTTTAGCAGTAACTGTTGTTCAATCAGGTGGTAACAAGTTTGCAATAGATGGTGTAACAGCTCCTTCTCTAACTCTTATAGAAGGAGTTACATATATATTTGATCAAAGTGATGCCAGTAATTCTGGACATCCATTAAGATTTAAAGATGCTTCTGGAAATTCTTACTCTGCTGGTGTTACGGTACATGGAACTCAAGGACAATCTGGAGCCGCTGTAATTATTGCAGTTCCTTTAACAGGTGCGGATCAGCCAGCTCGATACTATTGTACTGTTCATGGTAATGGTATGGGTAATACTATTACTACGCAAGATACACAAAACACTCAAACTTTTGCTGTAACTGTTGTTCAATCAGGCGGTAATAAATTTGCCATTGATGGTGTTACAAACCCTACACTAACGTTAGTTAATGGTTTTATATACACTTTTGATGTTAGCGATAGTAGTAATTCCGGACACCCTTTAAGATTTAAAGATGCTTCTGGAAATTCTTATTCTACTGGTGTTACAGTAAATGGAACTCAAGGACAATCAGGTGCAACAGTTGTTATCGCAGTGTCAAGTTCAGCTCCTGCTGCTCTTAGATATTACTGTACAGTGCACGGTAATGGTATGGGAAATACTATAGATGTGCCTAACAGTTCTGCTATAAATCAAGTTCTTGCTGTAGAAGCTGCTGTATTTAATATACAACAAGCTTTTTCACATACTGCGTCAGTTACAGAAAGTATAAACACTAGTTTAATACTTGGTGAGTCTACACATCTGTATCCTGATCAAGTAACTATGCTTGCTATTGACACAAATCCTACAAGTATCCGTGGTTATCATAGAGGTTTAAATGAAGGATCAGATTCTGGTAGTTTTGTGCAAGACTCGTTTAGATTTAGAATAACAGACTTTACAGGTATTTTAGGTAACGATGATAGTTTACTTAACTTGACACCTATACATCAAGATACGCAAGATGGAATTGGAAGAGATATAAATACTGGAATTATTGGCTCTGCAGGCTTAATTGGACAATTGCGTATAAACGGACAAACTATAACTTATGGCCAAGATACCGGAGGACAACAAATTGTAGAGAGTGCTGGACTATTAGTCAATTTCATATATACTGATACAGACGATACTGAACTAGGTGGTCATTTCTTAAATGAGACACCGCTTTGTGCAGGACGACACATTTAAAAAAGGAGATGGGTATGATAAATGATACTATCAAAGTAACGGGTGAATTAAAAATCACTGTTACAAAACCTGACGGTAACGTACATGAAACAGTTGTACCTAACATTGTTGTTACTGATGGTAAAGAATATATTGCGTCACGAATGAAAGACGCATCAGCTACAGCTATGAGTCACATGGCTATCGGTACTGGCAGCACTGCTGCAGCCGCTGGTGATGCAGCTCTAGGAACTGAAGCTGGTCGAGTAGCTCTTACATCAACTACTGTAACAAGTAACGCTGTTGCCTATGTTGCAACATTCGCTGCTGGTACAGGAACAGGTGCAATTACAGAAGCTGGAATATTTAACGCATCATCAAGTGGTACACTTCTATGTAGAACTGTCTTCAGTGTAATTAACAAAGGGGCTGCTGATACATTAGGTATTACTTGGACTGTTACTGTAAACTAAGGAGTAAACTATGAGTGTAAAATTCTCAAATAATGGACACTCCACACTAGCAGCTAGTTTAAGCTCTAGTGCTACAAGCATAACTGTTGCAAGTGGACATGGCGCTCGTTTCCCATCTCTTACGGGCAGTGAGTATTTTTACGCTACACTAATTGATGCTTCAAACAATCTTGAGATTGTTAAAGTAACAGCTAGATCGTCTGATGTTCTTACAGCAACTCGTGCTCAAGAAAGTACAACAGCAAGAGCATATGCTATTGGGGATCGAATAGAACTTCGTGTAACAGCACAAGGTCTTATTGATATTGGAGGGTCTGTAGCTGATGATGCAGTTGCTACTGCTAAAATAGCAGATGACGCTGTTACTGCTGCTAAAGTTAATGATGATCTTATTTCTGGTCAAACAGCTTTAACAAGTGAACCAGCAGACACAGACGAATTTCTAGTATCAGACGCAGGTACACTTAAAAAACTTGACTACTCATTAATTAAATCTGCCAGTGGTAAAATTGCAAAAGTACATTGGTGGTGGGATAACACTCAAGCAACAATACCTTCTTGTTCAGGTGGTAGTAGTACAGGTTTAACAATACATTCTGCTAACTTTACAGCAGCGGTTGATAATCCTTTCTTTAGTTTAACAACTAACCTTTTTATAGGTTTAGGAAGTAATGGTAATGATGCTGGTGATATTTATCAATATGCCTATATAGAAAAAGCTGGGTCTGTAAAATACAGATTTGGTTTTTATAAAGCTAGTGGGCAGCGTAGTAATGCTACCTTTGCAGCAGCAGCTGGAAATTATTTTTTAGATGAAAGTGACGCAGGTATTTATTCAAACACAGCGGCTTGGGGTGGTCATAAACAGACCAATGCTAATATTTGGGGTAATAATAGTTCTGGTGGAAATGTAAATAGTAATCAACCAGCTCAAACGTCTGGTATAGCTAGTGGAGACACGCTAACTCTTGTTATAAGAATTGGCGGTAGTGGCGGTACTTACTACAACAGAACTCAAGGTCAGGTTAATTCTATATCAAGGAGTATGTTTGAGTTAAGACAATGGAGTAGTATGTAATGGCTGAAAAACGAATCGCAAAACACAACATTGAAGAAGTTGTTCTATGGAAATGGAATGTAGTATGTAATTGTACTTACGATCCAGATAATGACTATGCTTACACAATATATAATTGGGAAAGCACAGATGACCAACCAACTAAAACCCAAATGGACTCTGCTTGTGCAGAATACCAAGCCGTACTAGACTCTAAACATTATACTCAAGAAAGACAGTATCCTTTAATTGGTGAGCAACTAGACATGTTGTGGCATGATATAAATGATGGAAAACTTGATAATACGGGTTCGTTCTATACTACGCTTAAAAAAGTAAAAGACGATAATCCAAAATCGGAGTGATGATATGGGAGTTAAAATAACAAATAACGCATTTGGAACCATATCAGCTGGCATTAGTAACTCTGACACTACTATTGTTTTGGATTCAGGACAGGGTGCACGTTTTCCTACGCTTAGCTCCGGTGATTTTTTCTTTGCTACTCTTATTGATACTTCTAACAATCTTGAAATTGTAAAAGTTACTGCACGTTCTACAGACTCTATGACTGTAACTCGTGCTCAAGATAATACTACAGCTCGTGCTTTTGCTATTGGTGACAGGTTTGAACTTAGACCTACCGCTGCTTTATTTGAATCTATTTATTCAGAAGCTGTAGCTGATGCTACGCCCGGTACAGGTACTGTTACAGCGGCAATGCTGGCAGCAACTCAAGATTTGTCAGGTAAAACACTAACTCTACCTTCCGAATATGGTATTGATGGCGATCTATATAATTTTTCTGGAACTATCACTTTTACTAACTGTTCAGCAACTGGTCGTGTAGGGCCAAGTTATAGCAATTGCATTAATAGTTATGGCTCTGAACCAAACCAAGCTGACTGGAGAACTAACAAAGCAAGGTTTTATGTAATTGAAGGTATGCAATATTGGGTAGTACCTAAAGATGGTAATTATGAAATTGAAACTGCAGGTGCAGGACGAGATGTCAGTTATGATGGTAGAGGTGCTATTGTAAAAAGCACTCATACACTCAAAGCAGGGGAAGTACTTAGAATTCAAGTTGGTCAAAAAGGACAGCAAAATTCTGTTACCACAGGTAACAGAGGCGGACACGGAGCATCAGCTTGTTCTGTGATAAGACGATTTGGTGATTACCATATACTAATTCCTTTATCAATCGGAGGCGGTGGAGCAGGTATCTCACAGAACTCAACTCAATCTGCACAATCTACTCGAGACGGTACATACACTAATTCAGGTATACCCGAAGGTGGGTTTGGTTCAGTTTGGACATTAAGTTACAATACAAATTCTGGACTTGTTAACTACTGGCCGGGCGGTGGCGGCGG